AGTTTTTGACATTTGATGAGTGTGGATAGTATCGTTATCACCTCCTGTTCTGTTATGACAAACAAAACAGAAAGTGTGGCCATCAGTATATAAAGAATTAGCATCTGATGAGCCACAATTATCGCAAGGCAAGTGCCTCACAAAGTCACTTTCTTCCATTAAATCAACCAATCAAGTGGTATATTATGGTAAGCAGTCCATGGAATATCGTGCTTCTCGCACCACTTCGCATAGGTCGTCTTACTTTTCTTAGATATAGTATTGTATGGTGATTGAAATACCATTCTCAAGTCTATATCTGGATTATCACGTTTGACTGCAAGGATTTTTCTCCGATCGGTTGAATCCCAGTATCCTTTGACTTCCAGGTATGTATAATTAGGAAGTATAAAATCGGGAGTGTAATGATGGCTGATAGTATAACTGAGTTTCTCAGATTCATATTCATAAGAAACACCTAAACCTTCTAATAAATTTGCAACATCTGATTCAAGTTTAGATCTGAATTTAATAGTTTTACTTTCTTTCAACTTATTGAAAGCTTTTTTAGCCCATAAAAGTGAGTCTTCTTTAGAAGTCTTCTTCGTCATCTGTATCAGTGGAAGATGTTACATTTGGATCAGCAGTTTTAAACCCTGATGTATTGCCAAATAATTCAGCAACAGCATCGGCATCTAAATCACCAGTATCTACACCTGCTTCACTCTTCACTGAGATAACTTGAACACCAACCAACTTAAGGCTACTACCATAGGTAACCCCATCCCGTAGAATATAAGGCTTTTGATAGAAACCCAGTTTAACAGTAGATCCTGCATATAATGGGGTTTTTGTGTCCATAACTTGAGTGCCCTCTGTGTCTACCACGGGAGGACGAGTCTCTTCATTCCAAGAGAACTTAATCTTATATTTACCCTCTGAGACTTCTTCCCACGGCTCAGGCTTGAGCGTAGATCTCTTAGGGTTTTTTAATTTTGACTCAGCCCATTTAAGGACATCAGCTCTTTCAGTTTCTAATTTGTCAATAGTATTGCTATCAACAATAGCAGCCAATGAGTATCCAAACTTACTAGGGGATAGTATAGCTTGAAATCCCTCAAGGGTAACAGGTTTTTCAGTTACATGAACATTTCTAGACATCACATTCTCCAGTAAGAGCTTCTTCTAGTGATTGTGGATCACGATCTTTGTCCATTGAATCTAGGTCTTTACCTACTCTAGATGTACTACCTTTTAGACTTTTTACTTCAGAAGTTAACTTTTCGTAATATTCTTCAAGGTTCTCTAACTGAACTTTAACTTGTAGTAATTGCCTTTCCTTAGCTTTAAGTTCGGCAATTTTCAATCTTTCTTCAGACACAACTACAATAGTAGATGGTGCAAAGAAAGGATCAAATAATGATGGATACATTTAACAGAAAAAATAAGTGGAATCAATTACTGTTGACGGTTCAAGGTCTCCAATAATCGGTGGTTCATTTTCCGCACCAATTTGTTGTGCGAAATCGTTTAAATAGTTTTGTTTAGCAAAAAGTTGCATATAAGTTTCTCTAACTATACTTGATAATATAGACATATCAGTGGCTCTACATAAGACACTATCATGTATTAAGGCAATAGGATGTTTGAATCTTAACGCACTTAAATGTAATAAAGAAGCATCTAGACTGTGAATTAAATTAGGTGCAGTAGCAGCTTTATGTCTGTTTCTATCTACCTTATCCTTATCACCTGTTGCTACTCTTATTTCACAACGTCCTAATAATTGTAAACTTAATACTTCAATCTTCTTTTTATTAATTTTTTGTGTGACAACAAATCCAGATGGTGTTACCCACTTTAATTGTTTAATACCTCTATCGATAGCTTTGGATACTTCATCTTCTATCCATTTCATAACTGACATCGGTCCAGGCACTACATTATTCATAGCATCCCTAACAGCTTTAACTATTTGTGTCAAATCATCTTTATCAATTTCTATACCTTTTTCTAGTAATGCGTCCCTGATGTACGCCCGATTCGAGAAGGGTTTCGAATTGTAAGGTATGGTCATCACGACCCTTTTGACACACTTACGATCCCAGTGTTTATGTAGGTTCTTAGGTATATTCCATTTAGAAACTTCTGCTACTACTTTATAAGCATCTTGTGGCCTATCTGATGGTAATACGTTAACAAGTTTAGCTGTACTCTTGTCACGAGCCAATCCTGCTAAAATTTGGAGGCCACTACATGTAGCGTCTGTTGCTACACATAATCCCGTGGTCTTACGGTCTTTTAAGACAACACAGTGATAGTATTCATCACAGCTGGCTAAAAACTGCCACGACTCTTCAGCTCCCTCCCATTCAGTTATCGTACTTATAGGGTCAAGAGCTATTTGACTGATGAGTGTGATATTATCAGCTACCCAATCTAATCTTTCTGACATAGTAGCTTTATCAAGGCCATATGTGGTGGCGCACTGAAAAGCTAGCCATTCTTCAGCTTCATTAGTTATAACTGATTCATTAGAAAATCTTATGAGACTTTTTCCAAAATCATCAGTTTGGGGAGTAAGAAAAGCTGGTATAGGGTAAGTTCTACCACGATAATCAAAAGACCATGGTAAAAAGAATTCCTTACCTTCAAACCTTTCTACCGCCTCCATAGTCATCCGTGTTCGGCATGAACGTCTGAACGCATTAGCATTCTTATTCATTACCTCGGCAGCAGCTCTACGATAACTCTTTCTAGAGTCTTCATTATCTGCTATATCTGGAGGTTTTGGTGGGAGAGGCATTTCTACAATGGGAATAAATTTCCCTACACTGATACCTTTTTCAAAGAGCTGTTTAGCTACATTTACATTGAATTGATTCAGTCGATAACCGACTTTTTGTATCCTATTCAAGAAAGCTACTGGTTTCTCTCCCTGTATACACCCGTTATCGCCTCTCCTAACCATATCATTTCCACGCATAACCTCGTTAAGTAAGTAACCACCTGGCCTCTCATTAGTCCAGTCGTTTGGTTCTATTAACATTGGCCAAGATAAAGGAGCAAATAATTCACTGTCCTTCATTACCTTATCTTTAATAGATATAAATTCAGGAGTAGGTACTACATAATTAACTCTTCTCTTACCTTCTTGTCTCATATTCTTATAAAACCATCCACTTGTTTCCATGATACAATCGAGTAACCATGCGCCTAGTTTTACTCTGTTAGAACGTCCCCAAGGTGCCCATTTCTTAACATCGTAACGATTCATTAAGGTTTGTATCACTACAATCTTTTGATTTGTACCAATTGAAGCGTGCCAATAGTTTTTCTTCAATGTTTCTAATAAAGCAGGAGCAGATTTTTCATAATGACGCATTTGACATTCATCTTCTACTGCTTTCCCAATCGAATCACATACATTAACTATCTGATTACTACCTTCTTTATAACTAAATACTTTATCAAAAGTTAGTTTACATGCAATGGCAGCAGCAGCTAATGGTTCTAAATCAGCTAAGTAATGTTGTATCTCCTTAAATGATTGACCTGTTTTACCTTCTTTAATACGATTAGTTGTACGCTTTATACGTTCAACAACCAGAGGTAACAGAACATCAATAGAAGATATACCATATACGGTAGCTGATGCGTAACTTTTCTCTTCGAGCTTAGTTGTGTTTGTTCTAAGCCTTTTGAGCCCCTGAGAAATTTGATCTCTCTCAAGTGTTACTTGTTCATCAATCTGAGCGGGTGTTGGCATAATCTTTGATCTCGTCGTTAATTTGATCGGTTAATAGAGATCTGATTTCTTCGTAATTTGGGTTAGATGGATCAAGCAAATCTAAGGCTTGCTTTTCATAACTGATAATGTCTTCAAGCGATCGGGTCTTCATAATCCTCCTCCATAAGGTGTTCTGGTTTCATATCATGGATGCTATCGATACCGCAAACTAAAAATGTACTAGTACCTGCCTCCATGAGTTTCTTTATTTTCTTTTTTGCCCCAAGATCAGTTTTATATACATACTCTTTTATTTTACCAGTACATAAATTCTCTTCCCGAATAATACAAGATACTTCATATGGAATTTGCCAACCTGAGACTTTCCAATCCATGAATTCCTCAAATGTAGGTCTTGGATTGAAATAACTTGATGGAGCTTTTTTATATTGACTCCATTTATTAGGAAAGTATTTTCTTTTTTTAGTCATCGATTGGTACCACATCTACAAGATAATCATCATGTAAACAAGCTTCTTCATATACTTCATATCCAGAGTTGAGTATAAAGTCTCTACCACTGGCTAGAGTAACGTGATACTTTGTCATAAATGGATTCCCTGATTTTAGTTGATGAGTGTGGTAAGTTTTCAATCTTCTATACCTCCATGATGCTCGGTATTTGTATCCCTCTCTTCTATTAAATTATAATTTAATTCAATTACAGGCAAAGCATCAGCAATACGACGTTTAATAAAATCCAATATATCTCTAGGGTCTGAATTGGTTTTAACTGTTAAAGTGACTTTGTAGGTTTTAGATGCCATGTTTAGCCCCATGAATGAAGGTTGTAGTTGTTACGAACTGCCTTTAAATTAGGCAATTTCTTATTAGTTAAAGGAGGAGTAATACTAAGCTCAGTTAAGAGCCTAGTATTTTTAACTACTTCTTTATATAAGTCTGGTTTATATTTATTCATATACTTGTAATAATATCTCTTCACGAATAGCATTTTCAAAGCTATCTTGTGGGTAATCATCTAATACTGATAGTAAATATTCTACAGTATCAAATGGTAAATCTAAATGTAAACAATTAGTCATTTAAAATACCTCTCAATAACGTCGATTTGATCTTGATATTTAGCTATCTGATCTAGTTCAGTTGTGATACTTCCCATAACATCAGAATGTTCACCAATGCCAACAGGATTATTGAGGTATACATTAACATTGGCTTTGTGATAATTGATTTCACCTTGAGCGTGTGATAATAGGGCTTTGATTAGTTCAGGTTTCATGCTGCCTCCTTATCTAATAGTTCTTCTACTTTATCTTGTACAATCTGACCTTTCCATTCATCATACTCTTTAAGCTTTAAAGTGTTCTCTGCTTCCTTGCGTTTATATTCAGCACGAGAAACTACTTGCTCATTGTATGCAATAGCTTCTTCTTCTGCTGTTTGTAGATGTGAACATTCAATGCGGTATTCATCCCCACATGATGTGTACATACGCTTGAGTCTATAACTCACTGCGTCCATGTCCTCAAAGATGCCAACCATTGTTGTGGTTCCATCATAAGGACATATACTAGTAATAGTGAAATACTCAGGTTGATTTGGGTGCGACATGATGTTAAAGAAAAAGGATTAATGAAAGTTAAGATTCTTCAATAATATATAAAGAAGAATCATAACACAAACTGTTACAACTAGAGAGGTCATGCAGTAATAACCTCTAAATGATCTCTTCCCCACTCAGTATCTTGTAAGTCACTGATGGTAAGACCTTCTAACCCTAGGCTATCGTCTTCTGAATCGCTTAGGTACTCATTTGTAGTGAATTCATGCTGATCAATTAAAACACCAGCTACAAACTCGATATAAGCCCAGACTACACTATTCTTATAAGCAGTGAGGTTGGCTTGAGAATCTTTGAAGATATCAGTCAATACCTCAATACCAACATTATCTTCAAGATATGTTACAATTTCTGATTGATATGTATCGTAGAAATCGTTTGTATCTTGATAATAAACGTGATCATGTGCCACGCCTGATACACAACCATGCTCTACTATGTCCCTTAATTCTTCGAGATCATAGGTTTCATGAATTGAATCAAAAGCAGTCATAATAAGTACCTCGTAATTAGGTTTGAAGAATGAC